TTTTCTGTTTTTGCTACTTGCCCGACTTTTTCAAGCCAAGCTTTATCCTCGGAAGGAACATCATAAATTTCACTCATTTTTAACTCCAACTTGTCATGATTGATACGGACATCTCGCTTGTAAGCATTTCACCTGCTACCCCTGACAAAATTGTGGGTGCAGATATTGTGCCAACACTTATGTTCATTGTGGTAATGGCTGCTAATTTATTAAACACGCCAACCGCTAAATCCTCAATGCCGGCAAGATTACCTTGGTTGTCAAACATTGGGACAATTAAAATTAACTTAAAATTTGCTTTAGGTGCAACAGTTGAATAGTTGTTATTAGTCGGTTCAATGTAAGGGTCAGCCGGTTGCACAATAATTGAATTTGCAATAGGAGTGGCGGGCGGAAAAGAAAAGACCTGCCACTCCCCCGCGCTTATTAACGCGTTCGCAAGGGTTGTTCTGAGAGTTGTAACGGCAACTGTCATTATCCAACCAAGCTGTTAGGTGATAAATGATTTGCTAACAAAGCTCTGACTCTTGCTATCAATGTGTTCCCCATGCGGTAAGGTGATGGTTGAAAATCTGGAGAAATTCCTCCTGCGTTACTGGATTGCCTTGCTTGCCAAATATCAATTGCAATCATTAAACTTGCTTCTCTAATTTCTGCAACAATTGTATAGTCAACATAAGTTTCACCTGCAACAACTCCAAATGGATTGACTGGGTGAAATGGTGCAGCGGTATTGTTATTGCCTGTAATGTTGTAAGTGATTGTATCTTGACCAACACCAGTTAAAGTTTTTGAACCGTTATGTTTGCTTCCGTTACCACTAATAACAACTGTTTGTCCTACATAAAATGTTTTAGAAATATCAAAATTAAAATAAAGTGTACCGGTTGAAGTTGTGTTGCTATGACCAATGTTATTGACATTGTTTTTCCATAAATAAGAACCAACAATGTTTGTGGCAGCTGTACAAACTTCCTCAACGGTCGCGTCTGTATACAATGAGCCAATTCCCAACGCCGAACGAAGTTCCGCGATAGTTACAAAATCTGCCATTGTTTCCTTTCTAAGAGTAAAGGGGCTAAGGCTTCCAAAGCCCCTTTACATTTACTAACCTAAATTATGCTAGGTTAAAGCGACGAACTCCTGTGCCACCCTTAGCAACATAAATTGCTAGGTAACCGTACATGTTAATTTCAACCTCACCTGAAGTTAAAACATTAACGCGAAGTTGTGTTGTTGGTGACTCCCAAACATAAACTGACTCAGGTGCTACCAAGAACGCAGACTCATCAACAATTCCTGAAACAGAAATGTTATGGTCAACAATAAGTGAAGTGCCCAGTACATTTCCAACAATGCTTGAAGGTACTGTTGCACCTGAAGCGTTTGTTGTCTGTCCTTGAGCTGAATATAGAGGTCGTGATGAACCATCAACATAACCGTTGATAGCTGCCCATTGGTCAGTTGAAGCAACAAGTTTGTTAGCGAAGTTTCCGCCAGTTCCCTTATATGCTGCTGCTGATTGAACTGCAATGAATGATTGAAGTCCTGCTGCTGTTGCTGCTACGCCAGTTGCTTGCACACCTGAAGCAGTAAACGCTGCGATAAGTGCCTCATCTGTTGCCTTCTCATAGCCTTTTCGCATTTCTTGTACAAGCAAGTTTTCAAATGCAGGATTAGAAAAGTCAAGAAGCTCAAAGCTAACTCGGTTTAATGAACTGTACTTAGCTGCTGTGATTGTGTCATAAGTTGAAGTCATACCTGTTTCAGATGGTGCGCCACCCTCTGCAACTGAAGCAGTAGTTGGGGCTGTGCCCATTTTAGGAACAGTAAAACTTAATTGAGGAACTGCACCTGCGCGAGTTACTGCCTCAAATGCAGGACGACCTGTAAATGTAGTAGTAACAAAATCGGTTAGGTGTGCTGGCAAAGTTAGACCAGTATTTGTTGAAGTTGAATCATCAGCTGCAAGAATCATCTGACGAGCCTCATCATCACCGCGTGCGGCTTTGATTTGTGCTGACAAGTATTGCGCTGAGGACATTGGTGCGACGCGTGGCTTAGTGTAAACCGCCGCTGTTACTGTTGGGCGAGAAGCTTCAACCGCTGGGGTTTCTACTACCTCGGTCGCAACAGGTGTATCGGTTGTTGTGTTTTCCACAATTTCCTCTATTTCTGTTTTGGTTTCGGTTGAAACTGCCTCTGTATTTTCAGACGCAGCAACGCTAGTTACTTCGGCAGATTTAAATGCTGCCGCTTGTACCAGCGAAACTTCAATTAAACGGGCTGCGCTTACGCGATAAACTCCGTTTGTATTTTTTCCTTTAATAACTTCCACACCCACCGACAAACCCGAACGCAGGTTTTCACTTGCTTCAATTAGGCTGTCTGTTCCGCGGGTTGTATTGCTCACTTTAAATTCTGCAAAAATTCCTGAGTTATCCTCATTTACACTTTTCATTTTTCCAATTGGTTTTTTTGCGTCATGCTCAAGCAAAAGTTTCACATTTTTTGGGTCATCAATTTGAATTGAACCTGCTTCAAATACCACTTTACCTGCTGAGGTATTTCCAATTTCATTTTCAAACGGCACAATCTTGCCAGCAATTATTCGGCGGGATTCAGAAGCTTCTAAATCTGCACTAAAGTTAATTATTTCCATTTGGGCTAAGTTCCTCCATTGCCATTGCTTGTTCTACGGTTATGAGTCCAAGATTTAACATTTTTTCAATTACATTTAATCTTTCCATTGGATTGGCTCGTAAAAATCCGGAGTCCATATCAAAAGAAACATATTGTGTGTTTGGTGTTAAATCGTCCATTGAAAATCTTTGTTCTATTGCAGAAATGAAAGGTTGCAAAGATAGCGAAACGAATTGACGCCTCTCGTCTTGGACATTGGAGTAGGTCATGCTGTTATTCATGTCTGCACTAATATAGTAAGCAGGAACATTGCACAAACGGGCAATTTGGGTTGCCATGTATTGCTGTGCTTCGTTCATCATCATTTCTTTAGGTGAAAAGGCTGTTGGTTGATATTCAAGACTTGAAGTTAAATACGCGGTACTTCTTTCTTGACGACTACGCTTCCAAGCAGCTAATAATCCAGCAACTTCTTTATCACCTAAGTCCGCGCCATTATTTTTAAGAATTCCACTTGGAACGGGAGTTGCCGCTGCAATTGAAGCTGCTTTTTCTAAATCAACAGCTGCTCTTAAAATTCTTGCGCCATTTGCAAGTATTCCTTCGCCGCCTAATTGAATTGTAACCAAACTTCCAATTCCCGACATTGGTCTTGATTTTGAATCTACCCAATATTCATCAACAAAAGTTGAATTGTGATTTAGTTGTGCAATTACGCGATTGTTAGAAACAAATTCAAATCTTGCTGGTCTATTGTCATCTTGGTAAATTTCGGTAACTTCTAAATAAGCGGTTCCGTAGAAAAGTAATGCGTCAACAATCCAACTCAAAACAACTGCGTTTGGCGCACTTTTTGAAATTTGATTTAGCCAAGGTAAATTTGGAACTTCTTCATCTGTTGCTTTTAATTCTGTTGTGAGTTCCATACTTGAAATAATTCCGCATATTAAATTACGGCAGCGAGCAACCGCGGGGACGGACATAGCCTCATTACGGCTAATTCCAATTCCTGAAGTAAGAGTTAATAGTCCTTGAGTGTCAGGAACTACCATTGGCGCATTTTGCGCAGTTATTGACGGTTTTGTTATTGGTGCAACTAAATTAGACCAAAATCCCATTAGAGAATTATATCAGAGAAGTTAGACAAAAATCTTAGGAACTGAGATTGGTTTACTAAACAAGTGAACTAACATTGCTGTGGAAATTGCGGCTGTCACATCTCCAGCGGATTTCCTTCTTACGATTCTCCAACCTGCGTCTGAGTTTTTAGCTGCACAATTATTCATTGATGAAACCCACTCCGGTTGTCCAGAGTGGACTAACCTTTGATTAGTTAAAGCGTCGGATAACTCCCCACAAGCTTGGTAAAAAGACTGCCCGCTGACATCAACGAGCTTGTGTCCTTGTTGCTCTAATTTTTGAGCTATTGAGGCAGTTGCATATTTGTCATAAGCAATTTGAACAGGACGGTAAAGCATTGCCCATTTATGGATTGCTTCGGTCATTTTTAATTCATCAATCGCCACATCTGAACTGAAGGTTTCCATGATTCCAACGCCAATTTTGCCATCTACCATTTGTGCAGCTAGTAAAGACCCTGCTCGCTTACTCGGACTAACATCAAAAGCAAAAATGGTCATTGCCCCAACTGGTAACAATAATTCTGAAACTGAACAAGCCTGAATTGAGCCATAAGTCCATGGGCTAGTTTGAGAATCAATCCACATACAAAGGGTTTCAGTTAAAGTAGCTTCAATTGTGTTAGTTGAGATTGATTCCTCAATTGCTTCCTCAGTTACGGTGTAACCGAGTGCAGGATTCGCCATTGCCCAATATTTACGGTTGTGTATGTCAGACCTTGCTTGTATTGGTGCGGAATACTCCCAAAAACCAAATGTAGGACTTGGATACTCTAAAGCCTTTTCCCTTAGCGTGTTAAGACTTTCTGAAAAGAAATCACCTGCGTTGCTAGTAAACAAAGTTTGAGAATTCGGACGCGCCCTAGTGGTTGGAACAGCAGCTTTGAACGCTTCCGGTGATACCTCGCGCAATTCATCTACAAAAAGGAAATCAGCGGTCTTGCCGCGACTACCGTCGCGAGTGGCTGCAACAATCTCGTATCTTGCGCCATTGAGTAATGTGATTGATTCTTGACCATTTGCGTATCTAATCTGCCTAACTTGCTTTTTTAGAAAGTCATTATCCTCAATAGTGTTAGCAACTTGCCTAAAAGTATCCAACGCCATGTTTCTGTTTGATGACATTGCCAAAATGTTCTTTTCGCCAAATAAGAACAAACCAGCCAAAATTCGCATACGAGCAAGGTGAGTTTTCCCTGATTGACGACTTACAAGAATTAAGTTGGACTTTTTGATGAACATATTATTTTTATCTACGGTTAACATGTCACTTAACACATAATGCTGCCAAGGCAACAAAGGCATGCCAATTTTTACAGCTAGTTCAGCCACTTCATCAATCCTTGACTTGCCTTTTGCAGTTGGTGTTTGTAAACGCGGTTTTGTGCTGCCCAACAGCTTCTTTTTCGCCGCCCCTCGTTGCGCTGGTTTGCGCTTGGCTTTTGTGGGTTTTTCTTGGCTACTCATGGCTTTTGAAAAGGTGACTCAGGCTTTGTGGCGACCGTCGCGGGGAGAGAAAGGTCTGG